ACGGGGCACCGCAACATCGGGTGGGTCCACCACGTACGCCGGCAGGGTTCGCCCGGCGCGAAGGCCGTTTGAAATAACCAAGCTCGCTATCGGTTCACCCTTGAATTCGAACCCCGAAAGGTAAGATCTCGAAGGCTTAGTGGCCGCGAAGGCACCTATGGACCCAAGCCGAGAATAACATAGTTATGCCCGGTTTTTATCCACAATCCACAGCTTTTGTAGTGAATTATACAGTAGCATTTTGTTGGTACTTTGGTAAGTACTTGGTATCATTAAAGTAATAAAAAGGTAAGGTCGCACAATGTTACGCAATACCTCTAAGCCATTTCAAGTCTGCCGGCAGCGTTGCCCCGAGTGCGGGAGCAAGGTCATCCTTTGGCTGTACCCCAACAAGTGGGCTGGCATCTTCGAGTGCCTCAACGAGCACTGTGCTACCACCTGGTCCTGCGAGCACGACGACGTCCGAATCGAGACCGTCGAGCCGTGGCCGACTTCACCGCTCGACAATCCTATCGAAACTGAGATCTACGTCTGCAACGCCTGCGGCGTGACCGTCGAGGACCGGGACCCGGTACTGGATAGACTCGAGGCCGCTTATGATGACTAACCTTGATGACGACGAGCGGTCCCTGAGCTTCAAAGCCAAAATCAGTTTGGAAGATTTCGGCAAGGCTCTCAAAGCTTATAACAAACTGGTCAGGCTGTTCGCCGGCCGGGACGCAACCTCCAAGGAATTCATCGATTGGCTGGTGGCCAACGAGTTCGTCGACGTCAGTCCGAGCGTCGGCGAAATCAACGAAGTCATGAAAGACCCTAACAGCCCGAAGTCCAAAGAGATACTGCGAAGGGCGGCCAAATAGATATGCTTAACAAGTTAAGTATTTTCCTAATCGTCCTGGCCGGGGCTTTCCTGGTCCAGCGACATTTTTGGCCGGCGTCTGTGAGAGTGGATAGTGCACAGACCGCTAAGACCGTGCCGGCTTATGCTCGTAAAGCTTCCGACGGGACCATCATCTACCCGATGGGTTCGCCGGAGTGGTGCAAGACCTACTGCGAACCGGAGCAGGACAGCCGGACCCAGGCCCAGTGGGAAGCCGACTGCGACCCGGCCTGGGCCCGCAAGATCGCCTACAACGGCGCACCGATTGATTCGATGTGGTGCCGGACGCCGTACAACAACAAGTTCGATTATCAGTCTAAGTTACCAGCCGATTGGAGGTGGTTATGAAAAAGGTCCCAGCTTATAAACTATCCAAGCCCATCCGCCTGCGGCTCGACAAGTGGCAGGACGTCAAGGATTTAGCCGACGAGCTGAGCGAGGAGCGCGGGAGCGATTATTCCCTGCCCGACACCATCTCCGAAGCCGTCAAGTTCTACCGGGAGAACCGGCCCAAGATCAACGAGGTGGCGGGAACGCCTGGCAGTCCAGGCACGGAGGAACAGGGTCATGCCTAAGTACTTCGGTTGTGAAATGACGTCGATTAGCAGGCCGGTGCGACTCCGGCTCCCGCCTCAAAGGAGCCGCTCATGAAGTTCCGCAAATACAGCCACAAGTTCACCGAGGTCGTGACCAAAAGGTTCGTGCTACGGATAATCGACAAGACTGAGGATATGCCGAAATCTGAAGTCCGCCTGGAAATGTCCGGGACTTTCAAGGAAACAGCTACTATGTCGCAAGACGAGGCGATGGAGCTTTACAAAGCTTTAGGTAAAATACTGGGAGTTAAGGATGGCAAAGCCTGAGATGTGTCATTGTGGCAAGCCTCTGCACTACGGGCCCAACATCGCCCATCTGAAACCGCAGGTCGACAAGATCGTCGAGAAGTTCGGACCGACCGTCGATATCAAGGTCGACGGCGGTAAGACCTATCGGGTCCAGCGGCACTACATCGCCCTGCACGGCATCCGGGCTCAGGATCTTGCGAGCCTCGGCTTCCCGGAGGTCAAATCATGAAGTTCTTTCGCATCGGCTGCCCGTGCGAAATCCTGGGCTACACCTGCCATCGCTTCAGTCCGTTCCACAATTTCAAATGCAACGAGTGTGGCCGGGAGCTCAAACCGGCCAGGCGTGTTAAAGTAAGTTAAAAGGAGGGTCTTATGGAACCTACAAATATCAAGTTCGGTAAGCGTGTCGCCGTCACCCACGGCGAGCTGTTCTTTCAGCCGGTCGAAAAGATGCCCAAAGGTAAGGCTCAGAAGCATAACAGCTTCGTCGTCGGTCACTCCGAGACCGGCCATCATCACGTCCTGACCTCAACCAAGGAATTCGAAATCGTCGACTCCGGCGAGGAGCGGGCAGTCCTGCTCAAGGAAGTCGGCAAGCTCTTCCATCAGAAGGACCACGACGTCCACGAGACTCAGGTCCTGGCTCCCGGTGCTTATAAGGTTTACCACAAGAAGGAATACAACCCGTTCACCAAGATAGTACAGCGCGTTTGGGACTGAGGTATGCAGCCGGGGTCCATCATACCTGTACCTGGTAATAACAACCTGGCCAACCAGCTCAATCAAGCTGGGGGTGGTCTTAGCAGTGCTCTGCAGCAGATGCAGAACGCTCAGTTTAATCAGTTGATGCAGGCCCAGCGCGGGATGCTTGGGGGCATAGCTACCATGACGGCTGGCATCCCCTTGCCTGCCATGCCACTGAATCGCAAGGCCCAGGCTATTGTCCGCCGGCTACGCAAGATTGACTACGAGCATCCGCCCTGGGATGAAAAGAAAATCATCAAGCACCTCAAACGACACTTCGAGCTGATAGGCCCGGTGCCAATGCCGAAAGTCGAAGTCGTCGAAAGCCTGGCCAACGGTCTGCCGATGGGTGCCACGCCCTTCCACTTCCCGACCTTCAATCATATACGTGAATCGAACAGCATGGATTGGAACCTGGGCCGGACCGTCGCTCGGGAGGCCCTGCACAGTGCCACCTGGGACCGTATATTTGACACGGCCACGTCGTTATCGACGTCCGGGCCGAGAATCCCCAGCCTGGTCCAAAACATCGTCAGCGAATTAGTCGGTGCCTTGAACAGTGGCGTTGAAAGTGCTCAAATCAATCAGTACATCGAAGTACAGATGGAGATGCTCAAAGCCCTGGAGGCTGGCCTTGGCTTCTATCTGCCGTTAGTGGACCGGGTTATTATCTCGCCCCTGCCCCGTATGATTGTCAGCGATGGCCGTCTGCACTTCGACCATGGTAAAGCCGTCGAGTGGAAGGACGGCAGCGGTTGGTATTTCCTGCACGGCGTCCAGTTCGATGAGAAGCTTTATAGACAAGTCGTCGACCAAAAGATAACCCTCAATAACCTGGGCCGGATTCAGAACGCCGACCAGCGGGCGGCCGTGGTGCAGATGCTCCGGCCGGACCGCCTGCTCAAGCAGGTCCGCGCCAAGCTCATCCATACCGGCATGAAAGGCACCAAGCTCTACCGGGTCGATAACTTCATGGACACCGGCTCGACCGAGTACTGCATGCTGATGACCCACCCGTCGATTCCGAAACTCCAGTATATCGAGTGGGTAGATCCGAAAGTCGGCCGGCTGGAGAACGCCGACGTGGCCCAGTGCCACGCCTGGGCCGACGAGGACGGCAACCCGATACCGCTCGAGGATTACCTGCTAGCCGTCGAGGCTTAAGATGGACGACCTGCTGCTGTACCGTAAAATCATGAGGCTGAACCTCATCGGCCTGTTCCTGGTATTCTTAATAGCCATCGACTTATCCGGCTTTTGGGGCTGGCTGGCCAAACTGATGGTCCTGACACTGGCGGTTTTCAACGGCATCGCCCTACTCTATTTATTCAAGAAGGATTTCAAGCAGGTGCCTAAGCCCACGGACCCGGACCGATTCAGAACCCGGCAGTTGTGATAACATAGGCGTAAGATATGAACTTAGATCAGTTTTATGCTCTGAGAGTAAACAAAGATTGGGACTACGACGGTGCTCCGGCCAACGACCCGGACCAGTGCGTGGACCTGGTCAAGTTCTACCTGCACGACTGCTTCGGCATCAATCCCGGTGCCTGGGGCGACGCCCACGCTTATTTCGACAGCACTTCCCTTACCCTGCTCAACCGCTTTGACCGGGTGCCCAACAACCCGAACGACCCTAACCAGGTACCGCCCCGTGGTGCTATCGTGATCTGGAGCTCTCGGTTGCCAGGTTCCGGCGGTGGCGGGCATATCGCTATCGTGTGGCAGGCCAGTCCCGGCTCGGCCACTTTTGTCAGTTTCGATGAGAACTGGGGCGGGAAAGCCGCCAAACTAATAACACATAACTGGAGCTACGTGCTCGGCTGGCTAGTGCCGAAGAACATCTCAGCACCGGCTCTGCCACCCCAAGGAGGTGACGAAATGATAACCAACGACGCTCAGGCCCATCTCGTTTATAAACTTTTACGCCCTAACGGCGACGGCTCCCCGGCGGAAATTGCCGCCACCGTCGGCCACCGGACTTTCCAGCAGTTCGTCACCGACGCCCAGGCCGAGGTGACCCAGCGCGACGCCAACCTCCGGGCCCAGCAGCAATCGCTTACCGATATGTCTACTACCATCAATTCCCTTAACGAGACCATCACCGAACTGCGGACCAAAGAGAACGCCGACCAGGACGACATCCGGGCGGCCCAGGAAAAGATCAGCTACCTGACTTCCCAGCTGGCTACCCAGCACGACAAGCTGGCCGACCAGCAGCAGGCCGACGTCACTATCCCGCAGGTCCCGCCAGCTCCGCAGGTTCAAGCCAACGGTCTGACCAAGGCCATCCTGCTGTTGCTTGAAGTCCGTAATAAGTTCAAGAAAAAGTAGGTCAGGGAAATGCTCGGCCGGTCCTCACCCACCCACGGCTGGCTTATCGGCAACCGTATCATCCGGGCCTTCGCCTGGGGCTTCATAATAATCGTTTTCGTGGCTTTCATATTCCTGGCCCGGGTCCAGTATGCGGTCCAGCGGGACTGCCAGGATGTTTATAAAAAGGACGTCAAGATCTTCGGCTACTGGCTCCACTTGGAAGCCGGAAGCAACAAGACCGGCTGTCCGGGAGCGGGCAGGTGATTATGGGATTGCTGGCTTTGGTGTTCGCCTGCGGTCTGCTGTGGTGGACCACCCGGCCGCCCAAAAGGTAGCCGGGTACCCAGGGCATCAGTCTTCGTGCCGGCGGAGCAGTCGGGGCATCCGGCCGGTTCCGACCAGGACTGCTTCGACTACAACGATGACCACGAACACGAGGCCGACAAAGGCCACGAGCTTCGGGTCGACGCTGAACCAACCATAGGCCGTCGCGCTCTGCAAGAACACGTAGAGGGCGAGGACAAACAATGATATAGGCATGTCTATCTTCCTTTCTTGTTGGTTATTATAACTGACCGTATATGGTTCTCCCCTGCTCCGCCCATGGATGTCCCCTGTTTTTTAATTAACACCTTAAAATAAATTTGATTTTTTATCAAATCGGGGCAGGGAAGTGCCCTGCACCCCTGTTATTTTTTTATTGCCAAAAAGTCAAAAAAATGGCCGGGGGAGTGCCGGGGAAGTGGTATCAGGGGGCTAGTTGGCCCAGATCACTGGTATTATCCGGGTGAATAAAAACCCGGCTCAATCGCCAGCCGGGTCGCCTCTCGTGTATCTTTTTTGTGAGGTGGATTCTTATTTGATATTAGGCGGGACCGTAGGCCATACGCTTCCTTTGCTTTCGCATCAGCGGCCATAGTCCCGCTTCTATTATAAATTAAAAGCCGCCCGGGTAGTGGGAGTCCGGGCAGCAGTCCCGCTTTTGTTTTTGTTTGTTTTGGTTAGGTTGATATTTGCGAGTCGTGCGAGACGAAAAATGATTTTGGTTTTACACTACTCGCTTCTATTGTAAGTTGCCCGGCCCAACCGGACTGTGAAATATGTCACGCAGTTGCGAATTTCGGCTGCTTGATGGTTGCGATCTGCAAGCCTGACTGCACGAGCCGGAAAAAAATCCGGGTCCCGGGCTCGTAGCCATCGTACTTTTCCTGGACCGGCCGGCGCGAACTAGTCCGCTGTCCCGGCGTGGTGACCTGCGGGTTTTGGAAGTCGTTATCCAGGAATCTGAATTGTGTCCCGACGGCGTATTTCATGATTTCATCATAGTCCGGTTGTGGACAATTTTTAATGTATTGTTATTGACCATAGCGTATAAAAGCGTACTATTATATATAGTATGGATTTGACGGACGAGGAAAAGGAAAGGTTCATCCAGGCCGCCAGCCAGTACATCATCCCGATTGCGGCCAAGTACGAGCTGGACGACACCAACGGCCGGGCTGCTCTAATTGAAGCTTTCCAGGCCGGCGTCAAATTCTTTTACGAGCAAACTAAGCAAAGGAGTCATCATGGCGGAACCCCGCAAAGTCAAGACGATGCAGTTGTCGGGCAATGATTATGCCAAGGTAGCGGAACGGTTGCGGTTGTTCCGCAACACTTTCCCGCACAGCAAGACAGAGTCGGCCTACGAGTACGAGGAAGACAAGTCGGTAGTTTTCAGCGTGTGGGTATGGAAAGAAAAACAAGATCTTATAGAACTGATGCGTGCCGGAGTGACGGACAAGGCCACGCTCCGGGCCAGTGCCGACGCCAACGGTTCGGCCCGCGGCCAAATCGGCACCAAGGTCAAGGATTTCGAGAAGCTCGAAACCGTCGCCCTGGGCCGGGCCCTGGCAGTCCTGGGCTTCCTGGCGTCCGGCGAAATAGCCAGCTTCGAGGAAATGGAGCAGTTCGAGGAATTCCGCCAGCAGCAGAACGCAGAGGCCGTTAAAAAGGCGATTAAGAGCCTGGAGGGTGCCAAGACCATGGACGAGCTTAAAAAGGCTTTCGTGGCCACCAGGATGATGGAAAACCCGCAGGTCGTGGCGGCCAAGGACAAGCGGAAGGCCGAACTCATGAAAGGCCATCCGGCCGAACAGCCGAAGGCCAAGACAACCGTCAAGACTCCGCCCGCCAAGCCCACCGAAACCGTCGAGGACGACAAGGTCAGAGAGCCGGCGGTCCCGATTCCGAAGTCCGGCGACCAGGAGCAGGGTAGCCTGGTATGAAGATATCTGAACTCAGAGAAGCCTTTGAGTTGGACCCGGGAACCGGTAAGGTCTACTGGAAAAAGGTGAGCGATAATCATAATGAAAAAATCGGTATGGAGGCCGGGGGGCCACAGCTTAATCGAAGCGGCAAGCTTTACTGGGTATTAAATTTAAAAGGCCAAAAAATTAAGCGGTCCCGGGCTGTCTTCGCACTGACTTTTAATCGTTGGCCGGTCCCTATGGTTGACCATATTAACGGTAATAGCTTAGATGACCGTGCAGAGAACTTAAGAGAGGCGGATTATCGCCTGAATAATCACAACCATCGCCGGCGGTGTATCAGGCGATTACCTAGCGGTAGATTTCAAGTCCGGATAGCCCAAAAAGGGCACGGTACCTTCTCGACTATAGAGGCAGCCATAGCCAAGTACGACGAAATCAGACAATTAAGTTGGGGAACTTAGGATGAAGATTATAGATGTAGAACAAAGGTCTGAGGCTTGGCACGAGCTCCGCAAGAAGCGAATCGGCGGGACCCGGCTCGGCGATCTTTGGACCGCTCGGGCCNNCATCGTCCGGGTGCTCGAGGAAGCTAAAATCGAATTCAAGAAAAGTGCCCCGACGGCTGAGCTCGAACAGCTATTGCCGGATGAGGCCCGCATCCAGTTATTAAAAGATGCTCCGCGCAAGCAAGGTTTCTACGAGCTGATTGCCGAGTACCTGTCCATCGACCCGGACGACGAGAATCGGATGGACCGGGGCACCCGGCTGGAGCCGGAGGCCCGGGCCTGGTTCGAATCGACCTATAAAAAGAAGGTCGAGGAAGTCGGCATGTGTATGAGCGACGTCGACGACCGGATTTACAACAGCCCCGACGGCCTTATCCGCAAGAGCCCCAAGAGCCGGAAATATACCGAGGCCCTGGAAATCAAGTGCCTGGCACCGGCCCGCCATATCCAGGCGGTCGTCGAGAAGCAGGTGCCGGAGGAATACTGGTCTCAGATGATGCAGTACTTCGTGGTCAACGAGGACCTGGAGACACTGTGGTGGGTTTTCCACGACCCGAGAATCGTCACGATACCGTACTACGTCCTGGAGATAACCCGGGAGAGCCTGGGCGATTGGCCCCAGCGTCTGCTCGAGTTCCAGGTCGCCCAGTTGCAGCGGATTGATGAAATAGTAGAGGAGCTTGCGTTCTGATGGAAGGCTGGCGTATGTATATCAAAGAGTTCAAGACGCCACGGGAAAAGTTCGCCCTGTTCCTGTTCCCGCTCGGCCTCATATTGAGTATCGTCGGGATCTTCACGCCCAACAGCTGGGACCTGGCGATGCTAGGCATCATCCTGGCCTGCGAACTGCCGATGCTGATAATCAGCCGGCGGAAGCTGAACCGTAGCAAGGAGAGGCTGTTCGAATCCAAGACTAAGGTTATCGTGATAGAGACTATCATGGAGATGTTCGACCCGGAGGGCTTCGAGGCACTGAAGAAGCGTCGGGAGGCCCAGGCGGAAGTAGCAAAATTGTTTGGAGGGAAACATGGACGAAAAAGAGCTGACAGCTGATATAGGCGACGCCATCTATCGGGTGCTACGGAACCACGGCATCGAACCCAAGGACGTGGGCGTCGTCATCGACCCGATGGAAATCCGGGTCCTGGTCCGACTGCCTATTATCAAGGGCAAGCTGAAACGGCTGAAGGACCGGTTTAAAAAATGAGCAATTTGGATTTCATGGACACCAAGGAAAAGGCCCGAAGCTCAGTGTCGCCTTTAAAAGACCCTTTCAGTAAGGAGTGTATTGATTCCATCCATATAGATATCTATCCGCGGCGGTCGTTCGGACAGCCGATGAACTGCCGGGTGGAATTCATGAACGGAAAAACCGAAGGCACCCAGCGATTTGCCGGACACGATTTGAAAGCCATGATGGTCGAGGTCCAGTCCTTTATAGACAGTCTCGGAGGTAGCAGTGAAGTATAACCTCGCCAATCCGGCCGAGTCGAAACAAGCCCGTGAGTACCTCACGGAGCTTATTACAAAACGGGCCAGGGTCGAGATTAAAAAAATCATCCGCAAGCGGTCCCTGAATCAGAATAACTACCTGCATCTGCTACTCGGTTATTTCGGGCAGCACTTCGGCTATACGCTCGAGGAATCCAAGCTTATATATAAAGAGCTCAACGCTGGCACCTACGCCTACGAAAAGAACGGCTACACTTTCCTCAAGAGCTCGGCTGTTCTTGACACCGCTCAAATGACCAGGACCATCGACATCTTCCGAGAACGCTCCAAGGACATGGGCCTGCCGTTGCCGGCGGCCACCGACCAGGACTGGCTCCGGCAGATTGAGAACGAAATCGAAAGGTCGGGTCAGTATGTATAGTAAGGAGGGTAAAATGACCGAGGCTGAGGTGCTACATCAAATCAAAACCATCATCTTGTCGGGACCGCCGGACCTCGATGAGGTCGAGGCCGAAAAGATGGCAGTGGCGATATTCAATCAAGTAAAAGACTGGGTGTGGAAGGAGGCTCAAGATGGCGCGACCGGATAGTATACGTAAGATAGGCCTGAAGCGTCACATCGACGGCCAGGTCGAGGCCCGCAACGGCTTCGATTATGAGAACTTCTGCAAGATGGTCGAGGCTAACGTCAGCGTCGCCAGCATGGCCCGGGCCTTCAAGGTGACCGTCAATACAATGAATAAGTGGCTACAGATCCACAGGGAGGAAACACGTGAACGGACGAACAGCAAAGCTACTGCGAAAAGCCAGCTCCGGCAATCGAGAAAAGTATCGGGCCCTAAAAAGCGCGTACAAAAGGGCTCCGGCCTGGAAACGGCCCGAGGCCAAGCGTCAGGCCGCCGACATCGTCGAAGTCGAACGGCAGCAAGCAATCGTAAACAGGAAAATAAAAAGTGAAAAACAAGCTTAAAAAAGGTTGGGAGCCGAAGCACCGGTCCAGGCGGGTAAGCAAGGCCAGCCTGCTACCGAAGCCGGACCCGACGCTGAGCAACCATAAACGCATGCAGCTCCGCCAAAACGCCCGGAACTATCATAAGGAGATGGACGAGCAGTTGCAGGAGGAGCTGGCCAAGGATGCTTCATCTTGATCTGTTCTCCGGCATCGGTGGGTTCGCTTATGCAATCGACCAGGTGTGGGATAATGTAGACCATATATTCTGCGACAACGACAAGTTCTGTAAGCAAGTATTAAAAAAACACTGGCCGGAAAGCGAGATATACGACGATGTCAGAACCCTTATTACCAACCCCGACTTCATCCGACATATACACGGGGGACCTGAAGAGTTCCCAGCGGGCGGACAACACCAAACACAGCGTCAACCTGAGTCAGGTATTCAGCCATCCGGCATATCTACCGACGCCACAGTCAAGGGATTGGAAGGGGAAATCGGGCAAGAACTTCAACAACCAAAACCTGCCAAGCGTCCTTTCATCCTCACCGGAGGCTTCCCTTGCCAGCCGTTCTCTCAGGCTGGAACTCGAACTGGAGCCCACGACGACCGTTACCTCTGGCCGGAAATGTTTGAGGTTATTAAATTTACAAAACCCGAGTGGGTCGTCGCTGAAAACGTTAGTGGAATACTTACTTGGGGAGATGGTTTGGTCTTCGACAAGGTGTGCCTTGACCTGGAAAGTGCAGGGTACGATGTCCAACCGTTTATTATTCCGGCTGCGGGCGTCGGTGCTCCCCATCGACGAGACCGAATTTGGTTTGTTGCCTACGCCTCGGGTCTCAGAGATCGAGGGAGCTCCGGTCAAGAACGCCGAGTACAAGAACGGGAGCTGGTCCCGGACCAACGAGCAGGGAATCCGGCACGGGGTCAAGGTCAAGGACGTCCTGGCCATGCTACCGACACCGCGCCACGCCAATCCCGGAAGTCGCCCGAACAAGAAGGGCGGGAAAGTTTTGAACGAGGAAGTTGGGAAAGGAACTGGTATGAAGTTGCAACCGAGCTTTGTAGAGTGGATGATGGGCTTCCCGCCAGGCTGGACGGATTTGAACTCACCAAGCCCCAACACAAGGCCCAGCGAATCAAGGCCCTCGGCAACGCCATAGTCCCGGAAGTCGCCCAGGAAATCATGCGTGCTATAAAAGAGTCCGTTTAGTGTTATAATCCGCTTATGAAAACACTACTATTAGGTGCCGCGGGTGCCGTCGTCGTTCTCGGTAGTGGCGTGGCCGTAGCCAACCACTACGACAATTACAAAACTAAAACTCAGGCTCAGACAGTCAGCCAGGTCGAGCAGGCCAAGAGGGCTCAGTACAATACCGACAAGGCTTTGTACCAGCCGGTCGTCAACCAAAACAAAACACTGCAAGCCGAGTGCGAAAAGGGAGCAGCTGCGTATGCAAAACTCAGTGCTTTGGTCCAAAAGCAAACACCGGCTCCGCAATGCGGGCCGGCTACTGCTAATTAAAAAGCCGATTCCTGCTATACTGAGTGAGGAAATCGCAGATGCTATCTGTGCTAAAAATATAAAAAAGGCCGAAAAACATGCACTATCTAAAAAGTCTCTTTGACTTCATATTCTTGTCGGTTATCGTCAAGATCATAATCGGGCACTGGCTGGCCGAGCGTATTGAAGATTGGGGCCGGAACTTCGTCTCGAAGAACGAGCGGTACCTGGCTATCTTCAACCACTACCAGCTGAACGCCGCCGGCGCGGGTCACGCAGCCAAGGACGTACTGAACTGCGTCGAAGGCAGGTGTGCTATTTTCCACCAAACCTAGCTATCAAGCGGGCCTCTGAGTCCTTAGCCCGCTGATTCCAGTAGGTATTATTTATCTTTGGTACGGGGTGTCTGACGATATCGTCTACCTTCACAGACTCAATTACAGGTTCCTCTTGGACCACTGGCGGAACATAGGGTAGCGGTATGGGGACTAGTGGCCTGGGCTTCTTATAAGCTTCTTTATGAGCCGGCATGCAGAACCTACGATTGCCTGGGGAGGGCTCGAACGTACAGCCACAGTAAGCACACTTCTTAATCTTTTTCATCTGTCAAGTTATTATAACACCGATTTTTTAACAGGGGTGGCGATGGTATAATATGGTCCCGTATAGTAAAAGCTTGACACCTGTATTTTTTAAAATTTGTCAATCATCAAACGGGACACTTGTCAAAAACAGGTGCCTTGTCAAGGCCTTAAAGTGGCAGGGCTACCTTCTCCGGACTGGCTGGCTTAGGTGCCGGTTCCGGGCCTATCTCGGTGATGTCAATCACGGCCCCGGGAATCTCCAGGGCATCCATGCCTTCGTTCGGGAACCGCTTGGCCGCCACTATTTCCACCACCTGGCTGTCGTCTATCCAAACGCCGGACTCCGTCAGGCCGTCCATCGTTGATCTTATAAGCTTGTCCAGGTCCGGCTTCTTGCTGGGCCACGTCTGACGCCTTTTAGGAGCACTCAGAGGCTTCTTCAGCGTGAAGATGACACGGATGCGAATAGCCCCGCTCAGCGGGGCTATTCTGCCTGCTTCCATGACGGCGTACTGCACGTTTTGGCGCCAGGGTTTGACCAAGGGCGACGATTCAACCAATATGCCGTTGCCGACGTGCCTCTTGGAGCCCTGCGGGGCCGGTGTACCGTAGACCGTTATTCGCATGGGGCGATTATATCAGGAACTGAAGTCGACAGGTATGGAAGTGGATGTCGGTGCGACGACGGCCGGAGTTGGCGCGGGAGTGTCGGAGGGTGCCAGGCCGGGAGCGACTGTCGGAGCCGTGCCGGCGGCTAGAACCTGGGCGTTATAGTCGGCTATCCGCTTTTGGATGGCGGCCAGTCCCGGTTTGACCATGAAGAAGTAGACCGGCTGGGTCATGAAGGCCACCACGGCGGTCTGGACAGCTATGATGCTCGGGTCGTGGGTCGGGACGTGAAGCAGGTAATTGCCGGCGACTACCAAGCCCGATGACAGGGCCACCAGGGTTATCATGACTCGTTCGGATTGGACGGAGAACCATTTCTTGACGGCTACCAGCAGAGGCGACAGGACGCCGGAGGCTGCGACGGCGCTCCAGGGTACGTGCACGGCAGCGTAATTTAATATGTTCAGTATTTGTTGTAGCATTTTTACTCCTTTACTACTTTTTTATTTTTGCTTCCTAAGAAGGTCTTCAGCCGGCTGTAGTTGGCTAAAGTTTTGGATAGCGCCACGACCCCGCGCTCTTCCAAACTTAGGTGAGAATTCATCGAGGCCCGTGTGGGCAGATCAACCTTAGCATGATACAGCTCATGCTCGGTTGTCAACGTTTCAACCGGGATGCCGAACCAATTGAAATTCATGGCCGCTTGGACCGGGCGAGCATACCGCTGGCCGTCCTTTTCGAACGTGCCGGCGATGGAAACCTCGCTCCCGGCACTGACCATCTTATCCGGACGTTTGCCCATCATATCCTGGACCCACATGCTTTTGCCGACGATGTACTTCTTGGGCCCATCGGGGAAAGACTTATAGGTCTGATGCCACTGATTGGCCGGACTCATCGGGTCGGGGTCGGGGTTACGCATGTCGATTTTGGTAGTGGGCAGGGAAGCGAAGCCGGGACTGTGTCTCTCTAGATTTTGATTAACCGCCTTTACTTTGTAGACGATGGTCCGCTTATCGCCAGGTACCGTCACCTTGGGCAATTCGGCCTTACCGTCAGCCAGGTCGGCTTCGTTGAAGCCGATGGTATATGCCGGCAGACCGGTCTCGGCGTAGTTGCCGATGGACAGTTTATCCATGTAGAACTCGACGGTCTTATCATTTATAAGCAGATGGGCCACGGCGTATATCTCGACGTCGCCGTTCTCCGGCACGGTCGGTCCGGTGGGCTTGAGGTCCTTCATCTCGCTGACTGAGCCGAAGGAGTACTTTTTGGTCCCGCCTTTTTTAGTGACGTGCATCCACTTGGGCTTATCCAGCAGCATGTAGCGGACCGGCTGGACATCCTTGGGCTTGCTCTTATTGATGGCGTAAGGCAGGTGAAGCTGATAGCCGGCTGGCAGGTTGGCCGGGTCCTTGAGGTTATTATGCTCAATCAGCTGGTCGGATGGGATATCGAACTTGGCCGCCACGTCCCACACGGTCTCGCCCTCGCCCAGGATATAGCTGTGTCGACCCGTTATACGGCCCAGGATGCGTTTTTTTATGGTCCCTGGTTTGACTGTCTCCGGCTCAGGGTTGACGACGCTGTAGCGTCCCCAGCTGACCGGGACGCCGTAAATTGACGGCGACTTGACCTGACCGTCAGTATCGACAATCAGGTGCTCCTGGTAATCGGCCACCTGGCAGAAAACGTCGACGATATTGGCGTGCTGTTCGCCGTTGATCTCGATATAAGGCTGGTCGTGGGGCTGGTACTGGAACTTGACGACGGCGTCGTTGGTCGAAGGCCAGGTGCCGAGATAGCCTTCCTCGTCGAGGGCGAGGCGTTTATCGTAATCAGGTATCAGCTGCCATATAACAGGTGAGTCTGTATGGCTCAGGAAGAATTTGGTCAGCTTATCGGGTGAGGTGCTAATCCCCAGCTTATTCAGCAAACCGCTGAAAGCTATCGGTAGGGTTTCATTTATTTTTGGTTTGTTTGAGGTGGAGTTCATTTTATATCCTAACCACTGCTTGAAGCGTGTAGATGCACCAAGGAGCTACCCGTGACGGATGAGGCATCACCGGTTTCCACGGCCACTGTGACGTTAGTCGTCGAAGGGGCGGCGTTGATGGCAGCGACAATCTTGACCGTACCGGACGGTGTCCCGGCCACTACGGCGGTCGGGGCGACCAGGAAAAAGCCGGCGGGCCAGGTCACTACGCCCGTGGCTTGGGCCGAGGCACTCAAGGAGATACTGTTAGTTGTCCCCCAAACTTCTTTGCGCGGACCACGCTGCTGGTAGTAGAAGGTACCACCGGCCGAACCGGCGTTGGTAAAGCTGAATACCCGGGTTTCAAATATCGGCCGGTTGATGATAATCGAAGTAGCCGGCAGGGACCAGTTGAAGGAAGCCGTGGCTCCCAAGATGGCGTTGAAACGGCCGACGTTCTCGGCTTCGTCGGTGCTGGCCGGCGCCGTGCCGGAGCCACCGAAGTAGTTCCAGTTCGTGCTGGTGGTCGAGAAGTCGGAGTAAACCCGCATGTTGGGGTCGCTGGAGAAGGCTATTTGCACGGCACTGGTGTTGGTGTTCCAGACCAGGTAAACGAAATAGTCAGACTCGGCGGTGGCGAATATCGACGCACCCTTGCCGAACCAGCTGGTGCCGGCGTTCAGCGTCACTGATAGGGCACCCGTGATAGCCCGCACGGTGTTGCCGATACGCACGTAAACCGGATTGGTCGAGGAGGGGTCATTACCGTCGACGGTTTTTATAGCCACCGTCAGGTTATTGGAAGCCACCGAAGTGGTAATTTTGCCGTTGATAAGCATCCCCTGGGGATAAGCTCCTTTAGGGATGACCAAGCCGGAACCCTTGCCGTTGAACAGCAGATTGATATTGCTGTCGTCACCGTTGGCTTCGACTTTGACAGGATTGCCGGTGGCGGAGTTGGAAATCTTCACCTGGTTGACGGCCGAGGCCACGGACCCGCGCTCCAGCCACTCATTGCCGTTATCGTCGGTCAGTGTCTTGTGATTGCCGTTCGGATTGGAGTGATCTTGTAGCAGGAAGTCGATGAGGTCGTTCCACATCTGTCCGGAGTTGACGAATTCGATGACAGCGTTGGCCAGGTGGGCCTGGGCGGTCGTGCCTTGCTGGCCCCGGACCAGGTTGGCGAGAGTGGAGCCTGACACGACACCGGTCATAAGCTCCCGCAGCGTCGGGGTTTTATTGCCGTTGCTGTCTACTCGGTCGACCACAAAGCTTACGCCGGTGTCGGTCGGGATGTTGGTGGTGTTATTCGGGGTCAGGGAAGAAGCTACGTCAGATATGCCGGAGCTGAGGGTCTTTTGAAGGTAGGAGTAGCTTTTTCTTGCTTTGTCTGATGCGGAGGCGGCCATGTTATTTGTGTCCTTTAAAAATAAAATAAACAGCACGGTTCAGGTGCTGCTTTATGTAAGCTAGACTTCTGCTATTGTACCATTTTCCGAGTAGTTGCAACATCACGACTTCCAATCCGACGGGTCGCTGGTCGGTAGCAGAACGCCGTCAATTACTACCTGAATCAGGGTGTAGCGGTCTGATACTCCGCTGGTCGATAAGCTCCAGCGCAAGTTGTTCAAAACCTTCTTGATATTCAGCACTTTTTTAACGGACGGCTGGGAGAACGTCGCCGCCGAACTGCCGGAATCACCGAATTGGACATCGCCCAGCAGATCAGCCCCGAAGCCGGACTCACCCAGGGAAGTGGCGATGGACCGGCTACCGATGGCCGTGAAGTCCCGCCCGCGCCGGATGCCGTAAACCGAGAAGGAGATATTGCCGTTAGGGTCAGCCAGCTCGACGTAAACCTTCCTTATATAGGCCCAGGTCATATGGTCCTTGTCCCAGTGAATCAGGCCGGAATCCAAGAGCGTGGCGAAAGCCGTCCCGGAGTCACCGGAACCTGACCCGCCGATTTCGATGAGCTTGGTTCCGGTGACCGGGACCGCCAGCAAGTGGATATTGCCGGAGCTATCGGTATATTCGAAGAACTGCTTGACGGCCAGCGTCCAAGGCAGTGCCCACACGCCCCGTCGTTCAACGTCGTAAACCCATATCTGATTATTAGTGGTTGAGCCATAAGGTACGGCCCAGTATATCCGGCCGTTGTGGGCGATGCCGGCGATTTTGGAAGCGTAGGCGTTCATGATGCCTTCGACCGATGTGCGGATAACATCCGATAGATCCGCCGTCACCAAAGTGTTCAAAATCGACTGGCGCGAACCGGTATTGTGGAAACCTTTAGGCGACGGGAAATAAATGGCGTCGTCGTACTCTACCACGCCCAAAGGTGAGCGGGTGCCAACCGAACCCTGCTGTTTAGAGGCCACCGGGATGACGATGACCAAGGTATCGACGGTCAGAGTGGACAGCGAAATCGCCCAGGTCGAACCGACGCCGTTAGGGTCGGCCGTCAGGACCGTGGCCACGGCGTCGCCTTTACCGGTCCTAAAGTGCATAACCTTCTCCGGACGCTCGGAACCGCCTTTTTCAAGATCTATATAACCGCCACCGTAGAAGGGGTTGAAAGCTCCCATGTATTGGCCGGTGCCTGACCAAGCGACCCGGTAAGGATTGGCCGGGTCCTTGGTGGCCCATATCCGGTTGCCGGACAGAGCCAGGTCACCGTACTTGGGACCACCGGTAGTGTCAGTATCGGGTGTCGCCTGATACGGGTTCGGGACCGCTACGCCGGTGTCGGTGTAGCTGTTGGTGCTGGTGGAATCCAGGAAGACTTCCTCACCGGAGCGGTCGCTGTAGTAAATGTTATAACGAGTGGCCCCTGTTACGGCCGTCCAGGCCAGGGCGATGGAATCGGTACCGGACACCCAGTTGTCCCTGGTCTTGCCCATGGTCTGAGAACACTCGGCTGAGGCCAGGGTCTCACCGATGGCGTTGACCGCCGTGACTTTGTAATAAGCTGTGTAGGTCGAGCCGGATATACCGGTCTTGGTCGGAGTGACAGTACCAGGCGTACTGATAGAACTGTAGCTACCTAGGGCCGCTCCCGAGATGTCGTAATAAGCGAGGGCCGTGCCTTGTTGGGCTAGTAGCAGGATATTGGCGCGGGTGCCATCGGACTTGACGCCGTTGACCTGTTTGGCGACCACCTGCTTACCGGTGGTCCAGGTGACGCCAGCCTTGACCGTCCATGAGCCACCGTCCTGGGCGATTTTAAAGGAGCCGTTATCAACCACCCAGTAATAGGTCGAGGTAGTACCATCTGAGTTATAAACCGAGAAGGACCCGGCCCCGTCTATCGGGCCGGTCAGGCTGGCCCCGTAGGGCGTTGAAGGAGGCCGGGTGGTCCATACGCCATCCTGATCTAAGAACATATTTTGGGCTTGGCGGACGGCGTCGATAGGCAGACGGGTCTCATCGAACAGGGTCATCACTCCCTTACCGAACTTGTCGATGGTTATGGTGAAGGGCTTCCCGTCCTGACCGGAGAGTTTGACGGCCTTTTTCACGCTATTCTCCGATTATGGCGCCGTGTAGCAGGTCTACATCATCGACTTGGTTATTCTGATAATCCGGCAGCACGTCGTTCATGACACGCATATTGTCCAGCGACTCGGTGGCCTGTGAATCGTAAACCTGATATTTGTTGTTCTGACTTTCCAGCAGGGCCTTTTGGGCGGCTACCCAAAAGACGATGAAGTTCGGGTCGCTCATCTCGACCTTATCGGACGTGGCCGACAGCTTGACCGGATACTTGTAATAATCAAAATAATAGGTGGCACCATAGGTCCCGTCGCCGGAAGTCGGCGTCCAGGTCAGATTCAGAGTCCAGCCGGAATTGTTGTTGCCGGTCAGATAGGCTCCGCGCCGGCCGTTGGCGATATAGTCCTGGGCCTGTTCGGCTTGGATGAACGGGATATAAGTCGTGGCTCCGCTGAGCACGAGACGAAGGAATCCGCCGGCGAAGCGGAAGTCGGTCAGGGAAGCCAAACTGATAGTAGTACTGGCGGACAACGTCGAGCCGGTGAAAGTCTTCCACAGCTCGTTCCACAGCACGTCCTGGGTAGTGCCCCAAATCCGGATGGCGGTGTTAATAAGGTTCAGCCGGGCGTTCCACTCGTCGGAATCGTCCGTACTGGTCGGAGTATCACTGTCGTTAGAGACGAGAGTATTGATCTCGTCCATCAGGTTTTGCAAAGTTACTGGGTCGGTGTTAGCCATGTTTTTCCTTTTTCAAATAAAAAAAGCCGCTTCGGGGGCGACTGTTTTACGAAAACTGGTCTACCCCCGATTATACACTATTTCTAGTATTTGCCCATGTTGCCGACGGCCGGGCCACGGAAAACTTTGGGAGCGGTGGCCATGACCTGACCACGCCGGCTGTAAGCCTTGCCCTTGTTGGCAACGGCTTTTTCGCTTTTCTTTTTCATGGGAGTATTTGGTTTTTTCTGACGGGGACCGGCTACCCGGCTGTCGCCATGAATCGACGGCTGGTGGGCCTTGCTCTTAGGGACCATTTTGCCGGTGGTCGTTTTCCGTCTTTTAGGACTGCCCGGGCCAGGCGTCTGTTTGCTGAAGTTGCGAGCCCCTCCGAAATTGCGCGACATATTTTCCTCCTATGCCAGTTTCTTCGGCATTGTTATCTTCACCGATTTCGCCTTAGCCGTTTTGACGCTCGGTACCCCTCTTTTGTTTTTTAACTTCAAACTAGGGGCCTGTAGGGAAGAACGTGATACAACCGGACCGGAAAGGTCACTGGGCGGAGCTACGGATATGGATGGAAGGGCCTTGCCTTTGCCACCGCCCTTGGTAAAACCGCCATAACTTTGGTATTTATCGGCCTTCTGCAACAGGTTCTCCTGCTGCAGGGTGATGGCGTCGATCTTATCGGACTGGGTGCCTGGGTCATATAATTGCTTCTTTTTCTCAAGGGCATCGTACTGCTGCTGGGCGTAGTCCATCCAGGCGTTCAGGTCACCGGCGTTTTGGGCCCGGTCCATGGCCAGGTTCAGTTTGGCGTTTTGGATGTTGAAATCGTACTCGACCTTCGGCATCGTCTGAGCGTTGCCGGAGCCGTCCTTATACCACACTTGGTCGCCATGGATGACGAACTTCTGAGACGAATCATCGGCGAATTTTTGGAAAGCGACCTTGTCTAAGACGCTCTGCGACGCACTTGATAAATTACCGGGATTCCCGGCTAAAATGTCGGCGGCCTGGGCCGACAGGTTCTTGGGGTTATTGCCGAACTCAGTGACCTGCTGGGCGTCCCGCGCCGGCGTGATGACCTGAGAGTTAATCAAATCAGCCTTCTGCTGGTCGTTGAGCTGCTGGTAAGCCGGGTCCTTCACCAGGTTATTGAGGCCGACTTTGATGGTCGGTCCGCTTTGGGCGATGAACTGGCTGAGCTGGTCGTTGCTGACCTTGATCTTGTTGCCGTTAATCGTGAAGTTTCTATCAGGCTGGGCGATATGCGGGGCGTCGGATGAGCCGAGGGCGTCATACAATCTCTGTAGTTCGGATATGCCAGGTTCGCCCTGGTTTTGGGCCTGCATCGGGTAGAACGGGTTGACCGTGCCGATTATCCCGCCGATGACTCCGCTCCGGCCGGAACCCTGCATCGGGTCACCGTAGATATTCCGCTGGACCGGCAGGGTTTCCCGGGCTCCGGGCAGGCCGGCCTTTATGGCGTTGCCCATGGTGTCCGGGTAGGTCCGAGCCGTGGTGTCGGTGCCACGGGCGATTTGCTGCACGCCGGCTGGAATAAGCGATGTCACCGAGTTCTGCACGTAGCTTCCGGCGTAGCGGACCGGGTCTTGTAATACGTTACCGACGCCGGTGACGCCCTTCATATAAGGCTGGTCGGCTATCAGCTTGGCTCCGGCACCGATGGCTTCGGGGATGGCGCTCTCACCGCCGGCTCCGCCATGCAGGGCCCGCTGGAAGGCTCCGCCGACGCCCAGGGCGATGCCGACCGGGCCGAAAGCGTTCAAGGTCACCCACTTGTCGCCGATCTTAATCGAGTTCCGCTGCTTGCCTTCGGCGTTCCACAGGGCTTTTTCCTTGGCGTCTGATGGTTCCTGCAGGGTCATCCGACCGTTGGCCATCAATAGGCCACCGAGAGCTACCAAGCCGGTCCCGCCGATAGTGCTCTTTGACAGGCTTTCGGAGAATTTGCGCTGGTCGAAGCCTTTGCCACTGACGGCTTTGCCGAGCTGATAAACCGCCCGGGCGGTGCCGATAGGCGTATAGTCGACCATACCTTTGACGCCCAGGGCGGCCGGGATGCGGGAGAAGGGTGCAATCCACTGGCCGATAGGCACGCCACCGGGTTTGAAGTGCTGAATCATCTGTGTCAGCTGGCCGGGGGCGGTTTGGTTCTGCATGGCGAACTGGGCGGCGTAATCGGTCATCTCCTTGATGGCCTTGGGACTATTCATATAAGCCTCGACGGCTTTGCTGTCGTTGCCGAACTGAGCCTCGGCCAAGCGTCGCTGGTTGGCTTCCTCGACCCTATAAGCGGCCCTGTAGAACGGCTTATAAACCGAACCGTGGACCCGGTAGATGGCCCGTTCGTACGGCGTCTGATGATGGGCGGTCCCGAAATCATGGCCGAATCCGCCGGTGTTGGGCATGTCCAAACCGGTCTTGACGTGCTTGCCGGCGGCCACCGCACCCTCGCCCAGGCCTTTGGGGCCGACCTTTATATAATCGGTCGGGCTGAAAGTGACGGTCCGCTTGCCGGTCACGGCACTGACGGCCTTGTCGGTTAAGGCGGTCACCGGCCGGGTCAGCATCTCCATCGGCGTGGTGAATAAGTGGGATGTGGCGATTTTAGCAACGGTTTCAGGACCGGTCAGCAGTCCGGCCCGCCAAAAGTCGATGCCGGCTTCCATCTTGGAGCGCGGAATCAGCTGGTTGGTGTATTCGACCAGCTTCTGAGCGGCGATAGCCCGCTGGTCGGAGCCTTCAGCCGTGCCCTTGATTTCGTCCATCCGGGCTTTGATTTGCGATTTAATCTCAGGCGTCAGTTCCACCCCGGCCTTCTTAAGCGTCCGGGTGGCGGCGTAGTGCAGGCCCTCCGGAGTCCGCTTATCCAAGGATGCGAAAGCCTGGACCAGCTGACCGCCGGTAGATCCGGTCTTGGAGGCTTCAGCGAGCAGTTCGGTCGCCAGGTGACTGTCGCTCTCGTTGCCGGTGGCGTCCAGCTTCTTAGCCAAAGCGATGGCGTTGAAGACATCCTGGTCGTTGGCTCCCTTGCGGGTTAAGCCCTGGATGGCTTCAGAGAAGGCTTGGTCGGTCGGTTTGTTCTTGATGAAGTCCTGGGCCGAGGCCATACGGCCGGCGTCGGTGTGGCCTTGATAAGTGACGTTCTCGCCCTTGACCATTTGCTGGAGTTCGGGGCTGACTTCGGGCGACTGCGGGACGGTGCGGTTGGCGAACCGGCTGAGTTTCTCGCCGGGTGCCAGTTCGGGCGTCGGATTGGCGATTTTAACCGGTGCCGGCTGCTGGACCGGGACGCTGGGTTCAGGTCCGGGCTCACTGGCCCACGGGTTGCGGATAAACCCGCCTTGGCCGGCGGCCTGACGCTGACGCAGGAAGCTGACCAAATTGCCGGTATTAGCGACGTGGTCGCCGCTATAAAAGTCCTGGCCGGTCTTTTGGCTGATGGTCCTGACGTCACGCAGGAGCTGGTTGATGGTGTTAGCATCCGGCTTATAGTCGCCCTGCATGTAAGCCAGGTAGTCCTTCAGGGTGTTCTTATCATTGACGCTAAGACGAAAGTTCTGAGGCAGGATGGAGTTTTCGCTGGCATTTGACAAGTGTTTCATGGCACTGGCCACGTCCTGGGCGGTTGCTCCGGCTACACGAACGCCGGCTCGGGCCCCGGCACCGGCGACCGGCACGGCTCCGCCAAGCAGTGCTCCGCCTTCGGCTCCGGACTTGGCGGCCTGGAAGACGTTTTGGCGGTTAATCGGGTTATTAGAGGCGACTAAATTGGCTTCGTTGAAACCGGCACCCAGCGGTGCTCCGGCGACTGAGTTGGCTACTACCCGGACGCCCAGGCGGGGCACGACCGACGGCAGTATGCGGGCGGCTCCGGTCTCGGCGAACTTGCTGACGCCAGGTGCCAGGACGCTCAGACCGACGGCAGCCGTGTCACCGGCGATTTGCCGGCCGATAGAGCCCGGGTCGGTGGTTCCGAAAACCTTCTGCTGGATGTCGTCAATCGGCTTATTCTGAATTTCGCGCCATATGGCGTCCGGCGTATTGATGGCCGCACTGCCGAAAGTCGAGAACGGATGAACGATACCCCGGCCAAAACTAGATAACTGGGCTCCGACGCTCGGCCCGGGAGCGATCTGCTTGTTCTGCATGACAGTGTTATAAGTCGCCCCGTTGTCGAACGGGTTAAGCTGGGCCCCGGTTGCGTCGAGGCGTTTATGGAACCAATCGCCTAGGCCTGAAATGCCCATCGGCTAAGCTCCGAATAGACTGAGTCCAAAGTCCTGTTCAAACGGCCGGCGGACGGCCAGGGGAGTTGGATTGGCTCCTGTCGAGGCTAATTGTGGGACTGACTTGAGGTTGCCGATTTCACCGGCACTTATCGGGTTGACGGCGAACTGCTGCAGGCTAGGGTCGATGGACACCTGCGGACTCTTCATATTCTGATACTGGGCGATGAGGTCCTGTGCGCTTTGACGGTACTGACCCTCGAGGGCCGCCAGCTGTGAGATGGCGTTGTTGACGTAGCTGGAGTCGAGCTGGGCCAAAGCTTGATAGCGGTCGGCGTTGGCCGATTGCATCTGCTGTTGGATGGTCTGACGCTGTTGCAGGAACTTGGTGGCGATATCGTTCAAGCTGGAATTCTTCCAATCTTCAAGCAATTTCATGTTGCTGTTGAATTCGTTGTCCAGGTCGGTACCCTGAAGCTGGATAGCTTGACCCTGCTGGGCGGCACTGTCCATCACCTGGCCACGGTTGCGAGACGCCTGGCCAGATAAAGCTTGCTGGATTAAGCCGGCCGCCGAGCTGTCGCCGGCACCGTAAGCACCTAACTGGTTGGCGTAGCTCATGCCCATGGTCTGGACCTGCCGTCGCAGGTCGTCCAGGCTTTGGGCCTTTTGGGTGTCGACCTGCTGCTGGGCTAAATCGAGATTGCGGTGGCCAGTGGCATTTTGGGTCTGTAGGGAGTTGGCTTGGTCCTGATATTGGTTTTGGACCTGGAGGTTGGCTGAATTCTGCTGAGGGTCGAGGGTGTCTAAGATGCCCTGCAGACCGGCGATCTTGGTGTCATAAGATTGGTTGACGAACTGCGGATTAATGCCCGGCGAGCTGGCACCCACCCGATTCGGGTTATTCAGCGATTGGTAAGTAGCATAAGCACTATTGATGTAATTCTTGAAATTGTTGACTGAACTGGCGGTATCGGCCGCCGTGTTACCGCCGAGATACTGGCCCAGGGTGGCGTCATTGGCGATTTTGCCGGTGTTGTCGACGAAGCCCAACCCACTGTTACCGCCGGTTATGGCATACTGGGCGTTGGTATCGCCGTTTTTGGCGAGGTAATTAAGATATCCTCGAAAGTCCTGGTTGCCCACGTACGGAGCTGATGTTGGTGTCATGTCTCTTTTCTTAAATAAAAAACAGCACAGGATTGTGCTGCGTTATTTCGCTTAGCGGACTGCCCGTCTAGGCTGGTCTGCCACTATTGTAGCACTAAAGTCTATATAATATGCAACATTTTAGTTGTGCTTATATAACATCTTAGGGACCACGGCGTCGGTCGCCCCTTTTTGGACCAGTTTCATGATAAAAGCCCCGTCGCCGGAGTAGGTCCAGTTATCATAACCGCCAGCCTTGATAGCGAATTCGCGCCGGACTAAAAAAGAGCCACGGGTGATTTCGCCGACCACCGGCTTAGGGCTGATGACCTCGCCGACCAGGTGGCTCTTGAAGTGGCAGTGCAGGATATCGGCGTCCAGCTTGGACAGCTCCTCGATATAGGCGGGGTCATACTCGTCATCGCTTGAAAAGAAGCCGACGTAGTCTTGAGTGGCCATCCGCAGGCCGAAGTCGCACTTACTCTGCCCGACGTCGTCCCGGTGCTTATCCAGCAGCCGGATGTCGGCCGGGATGTCGTCGAGGCTATCGACGCAGCAGACCGCCAGGATTATCTCGTCGGGCGGTTTGGTCTGATGACGCAGGTCGTAGACCATCTTCGAGATGGCTTCCTTGTTGCCGTGGCTGATGACGACGGCGCTAACCGTCATGTTCCAGTCTCCAGTAGTGATGATAAAAGTCGCCGGGCCAGCGTAGCACCGCGCAGGGTTCGCCTTTGAGGCCGGCGGCCTCCAGGTACTTCTCCCACTGGCCGTCGGCGTAGTGGCGGATATGGATGTCTTCCGACCGGTCGGTGCCGGTCAGGATGTCGACGAAGGCGTACTTTTTCATGGCCTGCTTGATGTCTTTCAAGCTGTCGACGGCGGTTATAAAAGGCGTGTGGGTGAAGACGCTTGATGCGACCACCCAGTCGAACTTGCCGGTATGGAGCTCGCCGTTCTTGAAGACCTCGAGCTTAGCGTCGGGGTGTTCGATATGGCCCAGGCGGATGGCTTCGGGGCTGATATCGACGCCGAGATAGTCCTTCTTATTCGTGATGCCCGGCAGCATGGCTCCCCAGCCACAGCCGTAATCCAGGACCGACATGCCGTCCTCGTAGCCGAATTTCCGCCACAGCTCGATCTTGATCTGCCACTCGCCGGTACCGGCCCCGGCTTTGCCGGAGCCTTTGTAGTGGTCGTCGTAGTGTTTGACGTACTCAGCTACTTTGTCCATTTTGCGACCTGGCTTTTAATTCGGTTGATGATAACGAGCCCACTCTTGGAATATAAACCAAAGCGATGCGGTTGGCATCTAAAAAATCCTGGTCGACGTCGATTTGGGAGTAGTAGTCCTTGCGGGCCCAGTCGCTCCCGATGGCGATGACGTCCGGCTGGATTTCTTCGATTAGCTCCCGGCCGGCACTGGAATTCTTGACCACCACGTAGCCCAGGCTTTCGATGAGGTTGGCCCGCTCGGCGTACTCATATAAAGGACGCCTGCCTTTGTAGCTTTCGACGAACTCGTCGGAATTGACGCCCACCACCACGTTCTCGCCATAACGCTCGCACTCTTTGAGCAGGATGGCGTGGCCCATGTGGGGCGTGTCGAACGTCCCCATGGTCAGGACGGTGCGTTCTTTCACTCGGCCCCCACGACCAAGGCACCGGCGGTCATGCCGACCACGCCCAAACTGACGGCGGTTTCCAGGGCCTGCCTGGTTACCCGGTATGGATCTACGATGCCGACTTTGACCAGCTCGATGGTCTTGCCGGTCTTGACGTCGATTCCCTTGAGCGGACTGGTGATTTTCTGCGAAGGCTGGTTTATGGCACCCTCAGCTTCGTCTATATCCAGGCCGGAGTTGGCGACTAGCTGTTTGAACGGTTCCTGCAGGACGGTCTTGAGCAGTTTGGCACCCTCGGTCTTGCCGGTGATTGGCGACAGGTAGAGCGGGACGCCTCCGCCAGGCAGGTAGCCGTCGCTCATGGCGGCCTTAGTGGCGGCCACGGCGTCGTCGACCCTGAACTTCTTCTCCTCGATTTCGGTCTCGGTCTGTCCGCCCACCCGAATCATGGCGACCTTGCCTTCCAGGTTGGCCTTGCGTTTTTCAAGCTGTTCCTTGTCGTACTCGCTGGGAGCGTTCTTGATTTGCTCGGCCAGCCAGTCCACCCGGCCGGCTAAATCGCCCTCGACGCCGATGAAGGTGGTCTTGTCGCGCGTAGCGATGACCTTCTCGGCCCGGCCGACATGCTCCATGGTGGCGTTCTCCAGTGAGACTGTGTCTTCGGAAATAACGGTGGCGCCGGTCACGGCCGCCAGGTCGTCGAGTATCTTACGCTGCTGGGCCCCGAAGCTCGGAGCCTTGATGGCGATGGACCGGAAAGTGCCCTGGGTGGAATTCAGGACCATCGAGGGCAGGGCGTCGCCTTCGATGTCCTCGGCGATGACCACGCACTCCTTGATGCCGGCCTGGTCGATGTGGCCGAATATCGGCAGGATTTCCCGGAAGGAATAGACCTTGCGGTGCATGATGAGTATCGCCGGCTTGTTGGCCAGCACGGCCTCGCCCCGGGAATCGTCGGTCACCATATAAGGGCTCAGCCAGCCCCGCTCCAATTGCAGGCCGGTCGCCATCTCGGTGGTGGTCTCCCGCTGCATGACCTGGTCGACGGTCACGGTCCCGGCCGGTCCGACCTGGTGGACGGTCTCAGCCACGACCTTGCCGATTTCCTCGTCGTTGCCGCCGGAGATGGTGGCGATCTTGGTCAGCGTCTCCAAGTCATCGGCCGGCTTCTTCAGCTTTTCGAGATAGGCCAGGACCTCGTCGAGAGCTTCCTCGACTTCCCGGGCGAGCACCATCGGGTTCATGCCTTCCTCGATTTTCTTGGCCGCCTGGGCGAGCAGGTGGTAAGTCAGGACCGTGACAGTGGTGGTGCCGTCCCCGGCCACGTCGTTGAGCTTGTTGGCGGCTTCTTTTATAAGTTCCTCGCCGATGTTCTCAGCCTCGTCCTTCAGACTGATGGACTTGGCGACGGTCACGCCGTCGTGGGTGACGGTCGGTCCGAGTCCGCGCCGGCCGATGACGACGTTGCGACCTTTCGGTCCGAGCGTCGTCTTGACGGCGTTATACAGCTTCTCGGCTCCGGCCAGGAGCTTGTCCCGGGCCTCCTTGTCGAAAAATAAATCAGTAGTCTGCGGGTTCGTCGGTTGCATCTTTGAGCCTTCCTAGGACATCGTCCCATGCTATTAAATAGTGTTCCTCGCCGTTTAAGTTGACCTCGGTCATGGCGTAGGGCTTATAAATAACTAAATCGCCGACTTTAAAGGGGACTTGTTCCCCGACGGCGATTACTTCTGCTAGTTTCGGTGCTTCGGCTGAGCCGTCACTAAGCAGGAAGGACCCGACTTGGGTTTCTTTTTTGCTTGGTTTGGCCAGCAGATAGCCCCGGGACGGTTCTATGGTCTGCGTTGGCATGCGTTTCTCCCTTAATTACTCGCTCAAAGAGCCTTTTGTACTGACTCCAGTTTTTCTCCAGCGTCCAGTTAAGCATAACATCTTCCTGAGCGTTTGTGACCAGCTTTTTACGGAGCGATTTACTATCCACAGCCCGCTTAATCTGCTTATACCACGCCTCGGGTGTGTTTTGAGGCACCAGCAGGGCGTTTTGGTTGTGTTTTAGGGTGGAATATGGCCCTATATCCGAGGCGATGAAGACGCTACCGGCCCGGCTCATCTCCTGCCACTTGATATTTGACTTACCACGGTTGAATATGTTGTCGTTTAGCGGTCCGAGGGCGATATCGAAGTTCAAAGACGGGTAAACGTCCGAAAAGAACTTGTCACCGCGCTTGCCTTCCTCCCGAATCAGCCGGGCCCGGGGCAGGTAGGTGTCGACCAGCTGGCCGACGCACTTGAAATAGATCCGTTTGTCCTCGTGCATCAGCTTTTGGACGGCTTCCAGCACGCCGGTCTCGTGCAGGTCGGCGTAGTGGGACGCCCCGCCCATGTAGCCGATGACTATCTTGTCGCCGTTATCGAAGCCGGGGTGCTTATAAATGTCGGCGATGTAGTTGGGGATAACGGTCACCGAGTCGGCCGGCAGCATCAGGCCGTCGACCTGGCTTTCGGTCCGGCGTTCCCGGAACCGCTCGGCAAGGACCTCGCTGGGCGTGGTTATCCACGGGTTGTTGGCTATCATCCGCTGCATCCAGTAGACCTTCTCGTGGTCCATCTTCAGCCAAAACGGGTTATCCGGGTTGATGGCGAACATGTCGTCGTCGCAGTCCATGACGAACTCGGTGCCGGTTCTCGCCCGCAGGGCCATCAGCAGCGTCCAGGCGGTCGGGTCCGGGTGATAGCTTGAGAATATCAGCTGATACTGGCTGAGATTGTCGAAGGCCTTGGCCATCTCCTCCTTGGTGAACTCGGCCTTGTCCTTGTACTTCTCGAAGCCGGGGATGAAGGTCGGGCTGTGGTCGATGGTCCAGTCGACGTGCTTGGCCAGCTCGAGCATCGGCCTATATATACGCCAGTGGTCGACCTGGCTTTGGGTATCAGGGTTAGGCAGGATGGCGGAGTGGACGGCTAATATCTTCATGAGTCCTCGTCCCGCTTGGTATAAAACTGCCGTTCGATAGCCTCGAACTGTCGCTCGTGGGCCCGGATGAGGTTCTCGATTTTCCACTGCCAGTACTCGTCACGATATAAGGTGGCTTTTATAAGACGCTCGCGCAGGCGAAGCAATTGGCGGTCCTTCAGCTGGGCCATGATTTTCTTGATGGCCTTGTCGGCCTGCTGCCGGGTGAAGGGGTGCTTGGACTGGTCGTCCCGCCGCTCCTTCAGGTACTTGAGCGTGGACTGCCGGCCCCACATGAAGTCTTCCATGACTAATTCAGTGAGAAGGGCGTTTGTACGTGCTCGGGTCCGTTAATCAGTCCCTTGCCGGTCGGGCCGAGCTCTTCCATGTCGACCAGGTCGCCGTCGCTCATTTTGGCCGAGCCTAAGCCTTGTTCGCCGATGATTTCCAGTATCTCAGGCACGCTTACCCGGTAGATTCGGGCGTAGTCCTGGATGGAGCCCTGGCCCCGCTGGTAAAAGTCCTTGATCTGTTTCTGTTCTTCTTCAGTCAGTCTGCTCGGTTGCATCTTCTTGGTCCTCGAATTTCGTGCTTATCTTAGGTTTCAATTGGCGGTTGACTCGCTTGGTGACGATTTCGGCTAATAGTTTGGCTGCCTCATCGGCCTCGCTGTCGTTAACTCCGAAAGCCGTAAAACCCTCACCTTCGGGCGTCGATTTGAACTTCTGCGTAATAGCCCGGCGGTTATTCTCACGGCGGAGTGCTTCACCGAAGTCCATCTACGCCTCACTGGGGTTTTCCGGACTTAACTTTTCAGTCTGTTCGGCGGCGACTTCCTCGCCTTTTTCGTCTTGGTGTTTTTCATCGTACTCGCTGGCGAGCATCAGGGTATAGGTAAAGTAGGTGCCTGACTTGCCTTCCTCGGACGGGATATCGACGACTACAAAATCGGTGCTGGTCTCTCCGTCAGCGTTCGGGACGCTGATCTTATCACCGACTTTATACAGCTGGGCACTCACGCTTTGGCCTCCGCCTTAGCGACGTTGTGCTCATCGACGATATTGAAGACTTCCTCGCCGGATAGGTCATACTTGGCTGCGATGTTGGCGACCGACGCCCCGGGCTGGTTGAACTCGGACACGATGTTGGACTTGTCCTCGTCGGTCAGCTCGCGCCGGCGGGCCTTCTCTTCGGCGGCCTGGCCCAGGCTCATCTCGCCGGTATTCTCGGTGGTATTGACATGGCCATCAGGGTCCGGGCCGACGTTGACGAGGTCGTGCTCGGGCTTGTCGGCTGAGTCATCAGCGGTCGGAGCGGCCGCTCCGCCGTCGCTCGGGTCCGGGCGGTTCTGAGCGTCATTTATACGGGCGAGCAAATCCTCGTCGGATTCGCCGTCGACCGGTGTCAGACCGAGTTCGCCGGCCTTATCTAATAATTTCTTGTTGGCCATACCTTCCTCCAAAACTTAGTTAGGGTTGTGTTCTCATATTATGTTACCACAATACTCCACACTCAAGCGCACCCTAGGGCACTGTTAAGAACTTAAGCTACAAGTTCAATCCGCTCAGGCCTAGGTTCGGCCGGTGGCGCCAGACTTGACGGCTATCAGCCAGTTAGCGTTAAGCGTCTTACAGACGTAAGTCGCCGCCCAGCTAACCATACTGAAGCGACCAGTGGCGTTGCCGGAGTCGATCTTGGTATGAGGGATGATGAACAGTTCCGGCTTGTCGCCGACCAGGTCGATGCAGCCGAAAGCGTTCGCACCATGTATGAAGTTCCAGACGATGTCAGCGCTCGAGGCACCGCCATCTGCGGTTTCATACTGGTTCGGGCTTTCAGTGAATCGGACGCCTAAGATCTTACCAAGCTCACCCTGGTACAACCGCTCAGAGCCGTTGTCGTAGATGTCAGCTGATAAGAACGTGGAGTCACTGGTCAGGTCGTAGCTGGTGTCCGGTCCCAACTTGCCGACCCAAGGAGCGATTCGGGCCTGGAATCTTTTGGCTTTGTTTTTCTTCAAGGTGCGGACCGCTTTGCGGACTTCGGCCACGGCCATGACGTCGGTGATACCGACTAGTGACAGTGACGCTTTTCCGCCGGCTAACTGCGCGGTGGCGCCGGTGGCGAGCTCGTTGCGGGTCAGCTCGTCGATTGTTTCACCCATGTTTTGTCCAACAACTTCAATCTTTTCCTCGTTGTTTGCATCTATGGACGTGAGGCTTAAGAACCGGGAGATCTTCACGCTCGTTCCGTACTCGCTAAGCTGTGCGGACACAGTGGTAGCGGTCAGGGCGACCTCGGCAGGGTTGGTCCCTTCCGTCAGCGCGGTGGTCGCTGTTGCAAGAGGTGTGTGTCTAGTGAAGTTTACTTGCTTACCTTCATTAGCGGGCTGGCTTCGCATCTGAGCACCCTCGTTGAAGATGTACTCGTACTCGGCCCGGTCCAGGAATACCTTTTCGTAAAGAATCGACATTTCCTGGGTTAACCCGGCAGTGGTTTGTGCAGACATAATTGTCCCTTTTTATTGTTTTAAAAGCGACTGCGGGATATGTCCGACGTTATGAAGTTTTAAACTTTATGGTACCCGACTTTTTTACGCATCTCGTCGAGTGAAAGGTCTTCGAACTTACGGTCAGCGGGCTTTCCGCCTCCAGGCTTGGGAGCCGTGGTATCGGCGGCCGCTTCGGTGGCAGTACGTTGGTTTCCTGCAGTCTTGGCCGCGTAAGCACGTGCGGCTTTGACGTGTCGCTCAGCGATAGCGCTTAACCTCACGCTAGGGTCGAGCTGGGTTATCGGCTTGCCTTGGTTATCGTAGCCGACGACCTTGAAGGCCCGCTCCTGGTACTCTTGGGCGATTGCCTCGTCGAGTTCCGGTGTGAAATCGGGCTTGTCAGGATTGAGCTCGTCATACTTGACCGGGATAGTTTCCTGGTCCCGTTCGAAGTTATTGACCGCATCTCGATGGGCGAGCTGGCGGCTGACTTGGACTTCGGCAATTGCGGATGCCGTCTGGACCACGTCCCTCTGCAGCTGGTCGGCCGGGACTTCCTGTCCTGGCTGATACTGGGGGAATTGTGGCGACTGCTGTCCGCCGGCCGGAAACTGGTTAGGTCTCTGACCTTGCTTCACCTGAGCTTCGAGTCCGCCGATTCCTCGGCTGGCTCGTTCCTGGTCACGACGCTCCTGGCGAGTTTGCTGCGGTGCGGGCTGGGCACCACCCCCCTCGTCGGGCGTAGGCTGTTC